CCAAGTGCTGAGCCACAACGAAAGAAGAACAGGTTAGAAATCTAAACCAAACGAAATGAACGAAAGCGAGAAGGCAGTAGTAAGCGTAGCAATTAACTACCCGAAGTATCATAGTGAGCTTTTCGAGCTAATCAGCACACACGAATTTCTCGAAAACCCAACTTGCAGGCAGATAATAAAAGCCTGTTATAAGCTGAGGGAGGAAGGGTTTACGCCCGACTTAATCAACATCCACGAAGAGACGAAGATACCTGCAAAGGAGTTGGCAGCACTATCGAGGGTTGAGGTTACGGACTTCATGAAAGCTGCGTTAAACGTCCGCGAGAATTGGATGAAGCGAGAGGCTAAGTATGTGCTTCAAGAGGCTCTACAATCGGATGAAGATGACGTTTTTCAATTTATCAACGAGATAGCCGCCAAGCTCGAAAAGATACTTTCAAGCGTAGACAGCTTAAAGGTGAGGAAGCTCAGCGACATAACGCAAGAGGCCACCGAGCAAATAAAAGTGATCAGCGAAAACAGCTCTAGCCTAACGGGAGCAGATACGGGAATAGACAAGCTGAACAGATTTACGAGGGGATTTCAAAAGACTGATTTGATTATTTGCGCAGCTCGTCCAGGGATGGGCAAAACTGCACTTGCATTAAATGCTGCTCGACAATCATCAAGGCAAGGCAAAGTGCTATTCTTTTCTCTTGAGATGTCAGCGGTGCAGCTTGTTAAAAGGCTTGTTACCCAATTTGAGGACATCACAATGACCGAAGTATTTAGCGAAGGGGTGCATGGTGAAAGGTGGGAAGCCTACGGGATTGCAGCGGATAGGGTGAATGAAATGAACTTAGAGATTCACGACCAACTAAACCACATTGAGGATATAGCCAATAAGTCTGCAGTACTTTGTCGAAAGCATAAAGTTAGCTTGATAGTCATTGACTACTTGCAGATCTGCGCGACAAGGGAAAGAACGCAAGGGGAAGAAAATAGGATAAGTACAATGAGTTGGAAGGCAAAGCAGATAGCCAAACGTAACAACGTCCCTGTATTGCTACTAAGCCAACTTTCAAGGCAGGTAGAGAACAGACCGAACAAACAACCCCAGCTCTCAGATTTAAGGTATTCAGGAGCTATTGAGCAGGATGCGGACATGGTTATCTTCCCTTGGAATAGCGAGGAATACGACATGGTAGATGAGCAAGGGCAATACTACGCCCAGATAGAGATTGCGAAATACCGAAATGGGAAAACGGCAATGATAACTGATCTGGAGATGGCTGGACAACATCAGCTATGGAAGGAGAAGGAAAGCGGCTTTATTAGTGGAGGGGAAGTAAAATTTTAGAGGTAGTTTTTGTGGTTAAATAAAAAAAGCTATTTTTACAGACACTAAAACCAAAGAGATGAAAGCATACAAAATAACAAGAGGGGAAGAGGTTAAGTACTGGAAGTTCCTTTCAACAGCTTCAAAGCATTACGGGGTAAGCTACCCAATGCTTGCCCGAAAAAGCCGCGAGGCAGAAAACTTTGAGTACGACGGCTTGAAGGTGGAGTTGATCGAGGTGGAGGGCGCATTCACCTTGAACGGGCAAATCATTAAAGTTGAGGACTGATGGAAAGACCAACTGAACTACTCAACTTTGAGAAGCCCGATAACGTAAACCCTGAACACTACCGAAAGTTACCCAAAGAGACAATAGAAATAATGGTCGATATTTGGGGAGCAGAAGCCGTGGCCATTCATTGCCAGATTTCTGCTTTTAAATATCGGATGCGGTTGGGGCACAAAGAGGGGCAAGAGCTTTTAGACGAGATCGGCAAGATTGAATGGTATGAAAACAAAGCAAGGGAGCTAAGAGGGTGACAAAACGAAGCCAAGTCACATGGGAGAAGGTAAGCGATGAAGAGCGCATAGGTTACTTCAGAGGAAAGAAACGCTTTGAAGCCTACCTAGTAAAACACCAATACACCGATGACTGGAGGCTTTACCCTAACGGCTGTCTACTTCCTGAACACTTCACAAGTTGGAGGGCATTAGCGGCCTATTGCAATGTTATCGTTTACAATGAGTAAATTTGAATTATGAAAATCAGCAAGCTAAAATCCAACCCGTCTAATCCGAGGGTAATAAAAGACGAGAAATTCAAGAAGCTCGTCAAGTCGTTACAAGACTTTCCTGAGATGATGGAAAAGCGCCCTATGGTATGCGTTACTGATGTAGATGGTAAACTATACCCTTTGGGCGGCAATATGCGCCTGAGAGCTATCCAAGAGCTAGGGATGAAGGAAATACCCGAAACATGGGTAATGATGGCAGACGATTGGACAGAGGACAAGCGCAGGGAGTTTACTATAAAGGATAATGTCGGCTTCGGAGAATGGGAATGGGATCAGCTTGCGAATGAGTGGGATTCAGACTTGCTTGTTGAATGGGGGTTGGATGTTTGGCAGCAAGAAGAAGAGCCCGACATGGATGATTTAATCGGGGAAGACAAAAACAAGCCTGCAACGATGAAGATAACATTCACAAGCCCTGAGCAGTTGCAGAAAGCTGAGATTGATATTCAAGAATTGATAGATAGGAAATATCAAGGAGCTTATTTTTCAGTTAGTGCAGGTGAAATATGAGGTTAGAACGGGCATCATCAAAAGCAATTAAGTATGCTGTAATGAATTGGCATTACAGTAAGTCTCTCCCTGCACAAATGATGTCTTTTTCAGTTTTTGAAGGTAGAGAATGGTGTGGTGTAATTTGCTACGGCATAGGGGCAAACAAAAACATCAATAAGCCTTTTAGCCTTGCATCCGGGGAGGTTATTGAGCTTTTGCGGGTTGCATTAAACGGCAAACAATCAAGCACGAGTAAAGCTGTCTCTTTATCCCTAAAACTATTAAGGTCGTTTGCACCATTAGTCCGACTGATAGTCTCATATGCAGATGAGGCACAAGGGCATAAAGGTATAATTTATCAAGCGACAAATTGGTATTTTGTTGGGGATTCTGTTAGTTGTGTTCCTGTATTAAATAGCAAACAAATTCACAAAAGAACCTTTAGCAGTGTGCATGGGAGCTATGCAGGGAAAAGTATGATAAAGCAGCCACCTAAGCATAAATACATTTACCCATTAGATAAGTCTTTAATACCTTTGTGTAAGTCATTGGCAAAGCCATATCCAAAGAAACAGGCGCAGGAAGTGTTACCGGTAGCACGCTTGGCTCCCAGTCAAGAAGAGGGGTTCGATTCCACCCCTGCGCTCAAACTACAGAAGTAAAACAGAAGTTATGCCGTTTGACAAAGGAGAAATCCCGAACGGGGCTAAACCATTTAAGAAAGGTCAAAGTGGAAACCCGAATGGAAGGCCAAAGGGAAGCCGCAACAGATCAACAGTTGCCCGCGAATGGTTAGAAGTAGGGCAAGTCATAAAGAACCCAATAACGGGCGAAGAGGAGAACTTAGAGCAGCAAGATATAATGACACTTGCATTGATTAAAAAAGCAAGGGAAGGCGATGTATCAGCGTATAAAGCGTTATTAGATTCCGCTTACGGTGCGCCTATTCAGTTGATTGATCACGATGCTAACAACAAAGGCAACCCACCGAATCTGATATGGAGGGAAAAGCCAAAGGTTTGACATTTGAAGTTCTACCTGAATACGTAGACTTATTCCAAGAGATTCCAGAAAACAAAGTAATTGCTCTGTTAGGTGGTCGAGGCTCAGCGAAGTCTACCCACCTCGCTTTATTCCTTAACGACCTGACGTACCAAAGCGGCCATGTGATTCTGTTCACTCGCTACACCATGACAGCCGCAGAACGTTCTATCATCCCTGAGTTCGAGAGTATGATGGAGAAGGCAGGGAATAGGGAAGATTTCCACATAAGCGGAAGCGAGATAGTAAACAAGATTAGCGGTTCAAAAATTATTTTTTCAGGGATTAAGACGAGCAGCGGAAACCAAACTGCAAACCTCAAATCTATTCCAGGGCTAACGACATTCGTAATTGACGAGGGCGAAGAGTTCCTAGATGAAGATAGCTATAATGCTATTCAGCTTTCAATCCGTTCAGTACTTCGTCCTAATCGTGTTATCTGGGTACAGAACCCAAGCCACAAAAATCACTTTTTCTACAAGAGATACGTTTCACCCGATGCACAGTACCCTTGCACCATTATCAAAACAAGCTACCTAGACAACCTTCACAACCTTAGTGCGGAGTTTATCGAGGAAGCTGAGATAATGAAGCAGACGAACTATAAGCGATACTGCCATGTGTTTTTAGGTGAGTGGCTAGATGATGCGGAGGGTTTACTTTGGGACATGGACATAATAGACAAGTTCAGAGTTACCGAAGTGCCTCAGCTTATTCGATGCTTTGTAGCTATTGATCCTGCCGTGACAGCAAACGAGAAGAGCGATGAAACGGGCGTAGTCGTGGTGGGTGTAGATGCAAACGGGCACGGCTATGTATTGGAGGATAAGTCGGGGGTGTATACGCCTAATCAATGGGCAAACGTGGCGGTTGAGCTTTACAATAAGTATAACTGCAATGAGGTGGTGGCAGAGGGAAACCAAGGACATGACATGGTAGAGGCAGTATTGAAGGGCGTAGATAACACTTTGCGAGTTGTATTAGTAAGAGCAACCAAAGGAAAGTATGTAAGGGCAGAGCCTGTGTACAGCTTATATCAACTTGGAAGGATTCACCATGTCGGCTATCACTCAAAGCTCGAAGCGCAGATGGTTAGCTTTAACCCAGATCAACAAACGGGAAGTCCCGACAGGATGGACGCTTTAGTTTGGGGCGTTACCCATGCTCTAGTAAAAAACATTCAAGGCAATTCAGGCGGTTACGGAGGACGGAAGAAACACGCTGGAGGGCGTTATACTTAAGCTATGGTAAAAATCAAAATAGGCGGTTGGTCATTCAACGTCAAAAACAAGTGGTCCGAGGTCACACACGAAGAAGCTAAGCGATTAGCTGAAACAGAAGAACACGAGATAAGAAAGCGTGTGAACGTGCTAATGACTCCACCTCTACCAGATTCGCTAAAAGTGGATCAGGGGCATCTATTAGCCCTTTACGAAATATGCAGCTTCGTTACTGAAATGCCCTTACTCGTCAATGATACTGTTGTATTGCCGTCTGTCAAGACTTGGAAATTTAGAGATTTCGAGAAGTGCCGACAAGCGATAGTCAAGCACCCTGAAGAGTTGGCTCTGGCCTTCCCTCGAATCTGTGATGTATTGGACTTTGATGAATCGAAATACTTAGAGGTGGGAGCAAAGGCAATGGACGCGATAAACGAATTTACAAAGGGTTGGGAACAATGGGGAATCTTTGACGATAGCGAGCCAAGCCAAGAAGAGGTTAATGCAGGAATAGAGAGGTTACAAGCCTTCGGTGTATTCTCTATGCTCGATAGGTTAGCGGTGAAGTATGGTGTAACTCCTGAGCAGGTGGAGGAGTGGCCAACGAATGATGTTTTTGTAAAGTGGACGTACTTAATTGAGCGCAGCAACTTTGAGGCGAATATGTCGAAGGTGTAAAATAATTCTTGTGTGGTTAAAATATCTGTTGTATATTTGACCTATCAAACAAACCAAAAAGCAAAGCATCATGACAACTAAAGTAACTTTTGAAAGCGAAATGAAGAGAAGAATGGATTTAGTAGAAGATCCTAAATTCCGTCAAATCGCAATCGAAGCCGCCAAGAAAATGGGCATTACGGCAGAAGAGTGGAACGCAAACAAAGCTGGATTGCTCTTGATGTTTGCAAACGAAATCTGCAGAATTGAAAACAAGGCAAACTAATAACAATACATCTAAGATACCAAGCCCCCTAACACGGGGCTTTTTTATTTGCGTAAATTTGCCACATGGCAACAACAAGCACCGCAAGCTTTTCACGCTTCAAGACTTTCAACGAGGCTATCTTATCAGCTCTAGTACCTGATCTGAAGTTCGCTTCGGGAACTTGGGACACTATCAGCACCGAAGTAATAAACGACCAAGCGAGGGTATTTGCTTTCATCCTTCAGCCGATCACATTCAGACGTGACAGGGTAGATGATAGCTTTGACACCGCAGACGTTTTGATGCAGTTCGGCATTCGAGACAGTAGCGATAGCACAAGCCAAGAACACGCCAATATCATTGAAAGCATGGAGATTTTGGTGGAGCAGTTTTTAAGAGAAGCACAAGACCTTTCCAACGATTACGGCATTGAATATACAGGAATCAGAAAAGAGCCGTATTACAAGCAATTTGGACAAAACATCTCAGGTTTATACTTACGCTTCAATGTGAATGTCAATACGTGCCTTCCCTTCAGTTGGTCGGACATGAGTAGCTTTGCAGGTGAGATAAGTAGGAAAATTAGCCCTTTCAATTGGTCGAATTATGCTGCCTCCTGACATTGGTTTGTTGGTTCGCGACATTGCGAACAAGATAATCAAAGACCTACAAAGGAACATCCGAGAGAAGGCACCTACGAGCTTCGGACCGATGAACAACACAGGCGAGGCGGCCAACTCCTTGCGATGGAAGATTGACAACGGCAACCTAGTCATTTACTCAACAATGGCTAAGAGCTTTAATCACATCATGACTTTGGAGACGGGGAGGAAGCCTGGTAAGATGCCGCCAACTGAACCGATATTTCAATGGGTGCAACAAAGAGGCATAAACCCTTCCGATATAAGTCAAGAGTCATTAGCCTACCTTATAGCCCGAAAGATAGGGCGCGAGGGAACGCAGGTGTATCAAGAT